GTTAGAAAATGATATTCAAAAACAAGATTTTATTACTCTTTAGAGAAGGTAATACCAGCGCTAGCGTTGCTAGATACGGTTCTTACATTATCAGGTTGTATATTTTTAGAAAGTTTGTCATTGATGTCAAGCTGCTCGGCTCTTCCTGCCATTCTCGCTTTATTCAATTCCGACTGATAATTTCTAGCCATATACATCGCTTTGTGGTATCCTTGCGGATCTTTCAAAGTCCCTGTCTCTTCATCAAAAAATAATTTGTTTAGGTTATTCTGCTCCATCTGAAAATCTCTTACTTCTTTGATGTTTTCGGGTTTAACCAAAACATCTACGAATCCGTCCTTCTCATTGCCATAACTAACTTCAAACCCTTTGAAGTTGTCATTTAGTAAGCTTTCTGTTTTCGAAGTAAAGTCATTTCTTCGAGAGTCGCGCGTCACGGTAAACTCTTCCTCTTGTCTAATTTGATCTTCTAAAAGTTGCTTTGCATCTCTATACTCAATCGGGATATACTCGTCAGACCCTCCAACGGCATTAAATTCCTCTTTTCGTTTATTGAAAAACTCAGTTGCTTTCTTTAAATCGTTTTTTGTTGCTATTTGTCTATCAAGGATTTCGTCTTCGTCGTCCTCTTCGTCAAGTCCTTCTGTATTGTAATTCTTGTCGTAAAGCCTATTTACTTGCTTGTCCGTTAGTTCTGGATTAGAGAGTTTTAAATAATTTATTAATTGAGAATCCTCTGTTTCCGCACTCCAATCTTTCTGTGTTTCCAGGTAATCGTTAAAACTCTTATTTCCTGTCTTTTCAATAAACTCGTTAAATTTCTCCATCTCAGGAGCATATTTCTTTTGTTCTTTTGGTGTTAGCAGTTCATCAAAGCTTTCTTGCGTTAATCCTCTTTTATCTTTTAAAAGCCTCCAAGCGATGTCTTCTGTTAGTTCAACTGAAATTTCATCGTCTTTATCTTCTTCTTCTTCTTCTTCTTTGTCTTCTACGGCTTCAGTCTCAGTAACTTCCTCTACGGGAGCTTGTTCAATTATCGTTTCTTCCTCAGTGCTATTAGCATTACTTTCAGCAGAAAAAGAAATTCCACTATCGTTAGATTCTTCCGCCAATGACACTTCCTCTTGTTCGATATTTTCTATCTCTTCACTCATATTTTTGATTTGATTTAATTAAACTTGGTACAAATGTACTAAATAAACGACATTAAACGTTTGTTGTCGGCTTTTATTTTGTATAACTTGTTGTTATATTATTTTTTAACTGCTTTAGATAGCTTTACTAATACTTTTTTGTCTTTATTATCTAAATCTTTTTTAGCCCCTGATTGTACATTATAATTATTAGCGTTGTAGTCTCTTCTAGCGTTAGTATCTTTTGTTTGACTTTGATTTAAAGCAAGAGCATCCTTAGTGGCTTGCATATTAGAGCGACCTTCATATTTTACTGAGTTTCCATCAGAAGACATAATACGAGTGCTTCCGTTTTCTCCTCCAAATTTTATAACGTCTCTATTAAACTCTTTAGCGTCTGCTTTCATAGATTGGCTATTTATATTTATTCCTGCCATGTTTTCAGTCATTTGCTTTCCTGATGCACTATTTGCGTTTTTTTGCATTTTTTCTTTTGCTTCAGTAAAATCTCTAGTCTTTTCAATTTTATTCTCACTTGCATTTTCAATTTCTTTATCAGTCAACATTGACTTCTTAACTTTTACCATTGTTTTTTTAGGGTCAATTGCCATTTTTCTTTTGTTTTTTAGGTTATTTATTTATTCTTCAAATGCTTCCATTTCTGCTTTTTCTGCAGCAAAATCGATTGGGTCTTTGTCTTTGGCTTTTTGGTCAGCGATACGACTTGTATTAGTAGCAGCATCGGCTTGTCTTGCGTCTTTGTTTTGCTCTATAACTTCGTTTTTACCCATCATTCCAGCATTAACGACATATTGCCAATCAATTTTATTCTTAGATTTTAATACTTCAGTAAGCCTGTCTTGCTCGCCTCTTGCTTGCTCTTTAGCGATTTCGCCTTCAGCAATTGTTTGTTGTTTCATCGCGTCTATTTCTCCTTGCATTTGAGCCGTGGCTTGTCTCGCTTTCTCTGCTTCGGTTGCAGCTCTAATGTTTTCGTCAGCTTGAACTTTGAATTTTTGTGCTTCTTGCTCTTGAATGATTTTAGCGCGTTTTTTAACAAGAATAGTCAAGTACTGAATGGCTAAATCAAGGATTTTAATGTTTCGTATCTTGTACTTATCTTCTAATCCGATGTAGCCTTTCTCTACTGCAATACTCATATCTTGGTTCAATTCAGCACGCTCTTCATCATCCATTTCTAATTCAAAGAAAATAGCAAAATCACTTAAATGAAGGTCTTTTACATAATCTAAATCTTCGACGGCAGTAGCACCTATCTTTCTAATTAAATCCTCTTTTAAACTAGGGTAGTACTTCAATATATCTGAAATAGCATAACTCGTAGTTTCAGCCGTTTTTAAGCAAATATATCCCGCAGCATCTAGTATATGCCTTGTAGCTAAATTAGAGTTGTAAGCGGCAAGTTTCTGTACTCCTACAAGCGTGTCTTTATCCGGATTAGATGCGTCACTTGCTTTGTTTAGTCCTACTACTTCTGTTAACTGCATTACATAGAAGTTATTCTCGTTTCTAAGAGCCGTTAATTTATTTATACTGTCTCCTGTTTTAATTTCTTGAAACGGTTTCTGAGAATTATTGTATTCCCCGCCAAGAGTAGAGGAACGGTATAAATAACTTCCTTTTTGAAGGTACATATTTAGTGATTGTTGTACGGTTTGCATTTTACCATCTCCTAAATCAACTTCCGCAAGAGCATCTAAATCAATCGCAATACCATCGGGTGTAATTCCTTGAATGATTTGTTCTGCTTTTAATTCGGTTACATTACGGTTGTCTTCAATAGGCATCATTCGAGATACTAAACTAGAAATTATGCCATCTTGAAAGTTAGGAGCAACTCCATTGTATTGATCGCGTACTTTTTGAGTATTTGACTTCGGGCGAGACATCGATTTAGCTAATTCCCATTTTAATAAAATAGTCGTTCCTAAAACTATAGCGCCTTCAAATAGTACTTCTTCAACTACAGAAGAACGCGTATATTTATCTTTCTTATTAACCGCTTTACTTTCGTCAAACACTTCATCGGCATCATCAATAATAACTTCTCCATTTGCTTTTCTCCTTACCTTACTAGCGCGTTCACGGAAAGTTTTATAAGTAAAATACAAAACATTAGTTGTTCCTTTTAAGTTACTCGTAGATGATAAATTATATGCTTGTGTCCATGATTTTCCAGAAGCAACAATTTCTTCTTTTATGTCTTGGTATTCTGTATTTAGCAATTCAGGGTATTCAATAAAAACATCACTTACTAAAACTTGCTTCACGTGTCCTTTGTAAACACAGTCTTTAAAGTAAGGGTCTTTAGTTTGAGAATAAACCATATCAATAGGGTCGATACGTTCTTGTATAATTCCTTTAGATGGATTTAATCGAGTTCTAGTCCAAGCAATTCCAAGCTCTACTAAATCTCTTTTTACTTGCGTATCAATAACAAGATTATATTCATTTTCAGCCATTACAGAAGCAATCGCCAATTGATTCGATAAGCAATTTGACGGTTTCCATTCCATCTGCATGTGAATGTCAAGTTCTTCTTTGCCCTCGGGGATTTGGTCAATAGCCATACTAGCTAAATCTATTCCTGACTGCTCTTTTGCCATTTTAATTATCGGCATCGCATTTTGATAGCCTTCAATTTTCTTTCTGTAGTTTTGTTTGTTTTCCTGAGAAATAGGGTCAATCGCTTTTGCTTTAATTGCATACGGTCTGTTTACCATTCCGTTAACAACTAAATCCACTATTTTAGGCATTGTAGAGAGTGACTTTTTGCTTAAATTCAACAAAGCCACGTCACCATTGGTTCCAAGTTTTTTATAGTATTTCTCCATATTAACTTTACCATTAGCATAAATCCTTCTTTCAAGAAACTCAGCTTGATTTGTATAGAAACGACAACTACCTCCATTCCCTTGATGGAACCACTCTGAGTAGATTATATTTCCAATGGCCTTACCAAAAGCATTGCTTGATTTCTTTTCAAAACTATCTAACTGACTTGGGTAAGATATGTTTTCTGATATTTTAAATTTTTCACCGTGTGCCATAGTTTAAGAGTATGTTTGAAATTTTATACTGATGTTTTTGTTTGTTGCTCTTGGTTCAATGTACGGTCTTCTATTCACCGCCATTATTGCGTATCCGGATGCGATTGTTGCATCAAATTTTGTTCTGTCTTTTACATTAAATCCAAGCCAATCCCTTAATGTTCTTTCGAATGGCATACTTCCCATTTCGCCTTCTTCACGTGCAGCATTCGTGTTTTGCCCTTGAACATATTTACCTACATATTTATCAATGTAGCTTTCTATTCCTGTCCAGTGTGTTCTAATCATTTCATCTCCTGAACTCGGTACACCGCCTAAGTCTTTCTCTGTCTGCGAAAGTTTATTCATTGGCTTATCAAAACGATTAATAGAAAATCCTCTATATCCACGATTTCTAAAGTGAAGCAGTAATCTCGTTTTATTGCTTTCAATCAGCGCCGGCATACCGTAAAAAACACAAGCCATTAGATTATCTTCAAAAAATATTTCAGCCGTTTGTGGTCGTGTAATGTATTCAAGAAAAAAGAAATTACTCGGAGCATCTCTCATGGTCATTCCTGTAAGCCCTAACATCGCTCCCTTCGAACCTCCGCTATATTCAGACCCATTTTCAGTATCTTCTAACTTACTTCCTTGCGTAGAGTCTTGGTCATAGGTATCTATCCCAAAAGCTCCTAAATCATCATTCAAAGGAGTTTTGCTCGTATGCCCAAATTCATTCCTTTTCATTATCCACTTGTTCTGCATATCAGCAGGAGGTATCCATCCTACTAAAAATCTTCCCTTTGCATTTGGAGTCCAAATAACCTTTGTATCAGGCTCATTGTTTTCCCAAGAGAAGTTACCTCTTGTAAGGTGTTTTCTCGTATCGTAAGTTTCGTTATGGTCTAATTGGTCGTTTATTTTTTGCTCATCGAATATAGTCGAAGTTGCCTCGTCTCTAAAAGCATCTTGTTTTGTAATAGGATCAAGACGTCTTGCATTCCAATAGAATTTTTCTCCTAATAGTCTAGCCGATGCAAATTCATTTTCAAGGAATTGTAGTGATCCAATTAGTTTTAATTCGCCCTGAGCATTAATAAAAGATTTTCCTTTTTCTATAGTCTGATGGCAAACACCATATTTATCCGTAAAATCTTCCATGTTATGATGAGCAGGAAGGAAGTAAGAGTACAATCCTGTTACTGTTCTTCCATTCGCATTTCGCTTTAACACATTCGAACCTTCATCTAATTTTATAAACTCGTTTCCTCCTTTTTCTCTAGGATTTAAAGTAGAACCGATAAGTGATTTCCCTACTACTCTACCTCCTTGAACCATCGTAGGACGTATATTACTCCAATGGTCAATGTAATTATGTGGGCGCTCCCATTTAGACGCTTCATCTCCTAAGTATAAATCTAATTTAGTAGAGTCATAAGCTAGGGTAGAAGTAGCTCTATAATCCACAGTTGTATTTAAGTAATCTTTAGTAGAATTGTCTTTTAGCTTTTTACTTGCTCTTGAATTATCAGAAGGTTTTCCAAAAACCATTTTCTTCACATCATCAATTTTTCCTTTTACAACCGGTTGAAAAAAGAACGGTAAATTCTGAATTACATAAGAGTACTTCAAATACACTACAAGCGCATCTTCTCCCGTTTTTGATGTCATTCCGTATTTTGAATTGTGCTTAGATGTAGAAGAATCTACAATGTGGTCAATTGCATCTTCTGTAAAACCCGTTCTACGCCCTTTTACAAATAATTCCCCTAAACTTCTAGGGTCTACAATACAAGCCTTAGCGTGATAATACATTAAAGCCTGAGCCATTCTAAACTCTTTATAGCCTCCTGTATCTGCCATTTGATTCCATTGCAATCCCATGTAATGAGCAGGAGTGACGTAAACTGCTTGTCCGTTATTCATAAACCAAACACCTTCTCTACGGCGCTTAAACTCTTGCATAATAAAATCAGCAAAAACACTCTCTGTATCAGGAGTTAATCCGGCAGGGATTTCTTGTCTTCTCCAGTATTGTTCCTCTTTTGAATACCGATGGAAAAGAATATCTTTCTTATTACTAGGTCGCTTTGGAAGCGTTATATTTAAACCGTCTAATGTTATCACCTCTCCTTTAGTACCTAAAGGACATATCATCACGCTATCAGTTTCAGCATCATACCATTCTTTGTGATAGTTTTTTGCAGGATAAAATTCCTGATTAGCAAACTTCTCAGGATAACCTCTCTTAAAATCACGCTCGTTAAGGTCAAACTTATCTGATTCAATTTGAAGTCTTAGCTCGATATTCCCTGCATTAATATCTGTAATCGCTTTTAGAATAACAGGCTTTGACTTAATAGCAATACCGTATCTATCCGCATCTAATTCGTCGAAGTTTATTTTCTTAGATAATGCTTTTCGCAGTACATCAATAGAATTATCTCCCGCACCTACTAATTCAGTAATGTATCTTCTAAGTTTTTCGTGAGAAGGAGCATTTGGGGAGTTTTGCCAGGAAAGTATCATTTCCTTAATAGCCACAAAAGATTCAATACGAGATTTCACTAAAGCCGACAACTTCTCGTCACTAACGCCTTCAACGTCAATGTCGTGATTCATTCCCTCTAAGGAATTCTGTACCGATAACTCTATTTCCTCACTTAATCCTTTCATTATCAACAAAGATATAAATTATTCGACTGCAAACGTTTGTTGTCGGATAATATTTGTATACAGAATTTTATAATTCTAGTTCCGCTAGTATGCAATTAGTTCTCATTCGGCACAATCTTTCCCCATCAATTATAAATTCGTATTCACTATCTGTCAAGAAAGCGATTGCGTTTCCTTCTTTTACACCGCTTGCAAGTAAAGCGCTATTTGCATACCTTACAATTCCTACGTGCGGTCTTTCTACTTCCCCTATCCACTTTTTTTCTTCTATAATTGGAGTGATGAATACAAATCCATCTACAGCGATTTTCTCGTTTCCTCTGATGATTAAAAAAATCAAATCAGGAGACACTTGGAACAAATCATCTTTGATATGAAAGTCAGACTCTCTCGTTATTCCTGAGCCATCAAAATACGTTCTAAACACATTGTGCTGCACAACTACATTATCGCCAACTAGAAT